AACTCATCCGTGGTTGGGTTGCGCCGCCGGTGCCACGCGCGTGCCGCGCGCCTGCTAGCCTGGTCCAGCGCCGCAATGCTCACTTCGAACTTCTCGTCACGTTTGACGCCTTCGATAGCCGGGGCCGTCTCACCCGGCGCGTAGCACTTCTTGAGGATCACGGACATGGCGTCCGAGAGGTCGTCGTACTCGGCGTTGGGGAAGTCCAACAGCTCTCCCTCAAGCGCGGCCATCCCGCCCTGGACCTCGGCGCCCCCGCCTTCGCGGTGGTGGACGAGCCCGTTGGCATAGAGGGGGATGAGCCCCTTGATGCGCTCCTCTTTGGACGCATGGCCCCCTGGGAAGTCATCCACGATGAACGGGGGCTTCCCGTTCTGCCACGCGTTGCGGAAGAGGTCCACAAAGAGAATCTGTGCCGCCCGTTGCTCGATGATGACCTTCTTGGGGCGCCAGATACTCACGAGTTGAAACGTCAGGTCAACGAGTTCCGCCGCGTTGCACCGACGACGAATCGCGGACAGGACGTAGTAGTTCCTGTCTCGGTCAATAGCAACCGTGATGAAACCAGCGTAGTCGAGCGCACGCGACGTTGGCGCGTTCGCGTCCGCCGAGACTTTTTGACCTGGCACTCGACCCGTATTCGGGTCGATGATAACGAACACATTGCAGTCATCGAGGTTCACCTTCTTGGTCGGTTTGCCGTCCGCATCGAGACGAATCAGATGATCGTCGACACGACGGAACGTGCGGAACCAATCCGACTGAAAGCCGTTTTTGCCTTCGTCCTTGGGCCACACGTCATACTGACACGAGAAGAACCACGGGTTCTGCTTCTTGAGACGGAGTGCTTCCACCACGTCGCACTTGTCAAACAGCAACTCGCCGTTAGGGCGCCGCCACGGGAGGCGCGCCACCATCGCATCCGGCCAGTGCCGCTTCGAATATGCGATGGGGTCCCAGAAACCCCACGGCGTCCCGACGATTCGGCGTTGCCCGAGGGCCAACGAGTGATAGCAATACGTCAAGTTTTCCAAGCCATTGATCGTCTTGTCCATCAGCGTGCGCGAGAGTTGCTCGCCCACGAGGTCGTCCACATACTGCTTCGTGGAGTGTGTGCCGGTAATCTTCGCGCCAACGGCGCCACCCTTGATGGTGGGGTCCGTGTACCGGCCCTGGCGCTTGAGGGTCAAGTTCAACTGGTCCCACTTGTACTTCCTCCCGCGCTCGTTGGCTTCGGGCACCATGCTCCCGTAGCACATGTGGAACAGCTCAGCGCCTTTGCCCTCACATTCGAGCAAGGACTTGATGGGCTGCATCACTTCTTGGGTGAACCCCAAGCTGTGGGTGTAGATGAGGACCCGTTCCTCGGTGTCGCGCAATGCGTCCCAGAGCGCGGAGTCGCGGGTAAGCAACGTCGTCTTCAAGTGGGACCGGGCGAGCACGGCCATGCGATAGCGGTCGTACGTCTGACCGTCAGGCGTGACCCACCCGTTCGGCGCCTGCCACGCCCACGCGAGCGGGCCATGAAGGTCTGGTGCGAGCCAGTTATCCCCGCACAGATACTTGGCGAAGAAGAACAAGTCCGCCAGCCCGCGCAGGCGCATGTAGTCGATGAAGTCCGCCTGGAAGAGTTCCTCGTCGTTGTCGATGGCGGTTACGATGTCACGGAGGCGCGCGGCCTCAGACGCGGGGCGCCCGCTCAACTTGGGGTCCAACCAGAAGCGCGTCGGGGGTTGGTGCGGCATCAGATAGAAGGGATGCTTCTGCCCGTAGAGCCAGTTTTCGACCCCACCACTGAAAATGGGGCTCTCTTCGACCGGAATCAGGCTCATTCGACGCTCACGTCACAATCGTCGAGGATGGCGTAGAAGGTTTCCTCTGTCACCGGGTCTTTGGCGTACTTGCGGTGGGCACGGAAATCCTCAGCTAGCGCGACGAGCGCGTCACGATACCGAGAGCCCTTGCTCGCGCAGTCGAACTCAAACTGCTCGTCGGGGAGGTTGAACGTGAGCGTGACTTTCATTGTGCCCACTCGGTAACAATCATCGGTGCCGCCGCCGTCGGAGGGTGGGTTTGTTCCCGCTCGATCACATGCGGGCACTTCCCCTTCGCGCCCTTCGCAATGTTACAGTTGAAACAGAGCACGGTGTACCCCTCTTGGGGCCAGCCTCGTCGCTTGAGATCGACTAGCTGCGCCTGGCCGTTCCTGCCTACTTGCCTGCGGTGCTCTGCCCCGTCGCCGCGCACGTGCTCAAGCGACAGAAACTCGGGATGGGATTCACGGCAGCACGTACACGCCCCGCCATACGCGGCTATCATCTCGCGTCGAAGGTCGACACGGTACGTGCTACCGGCCCGCCGCACGCGCATTCGCGTGAGCGGGGATGATGGACGGACACACTTCGGCCTACGCATTGGTGGGCTCGACTGTGACCGTCACGGTTGTCTCTCGTTTCTTGTCATCGCCACGAATCGCGCCCAGCAACGTGCGCATCGCCTCTGCTGTGATGATTGCGGTCCCTGCCATCGACGCGCCATCCGTCTTCAGCGCGCCCAGCTTCAACAGCTCTTGCGTTGCCCACTGCGCAAGACCCATATCAACGGGCTTCCCCGTTGTTGGGTCCAGCTCAAGACATGATCGGAGATACTGTACCGCACTTGGCAGGGTAATTGCAAGCAGTTGTTTCGCAGTGGCGACCGCCGTCTCGGCCTCTTCGTGGCTGACCACATTGTTCGTCTTCGAGAGGATGCGCAGGCAGGCGTCATACAGCGGCGTATCAGCGATGAGTTTCGTGAGCACGCTGCGGGTGCAATCGCCCAAATCACGCGCTGTGTCAGATATCGACTTTCCGGATATTCTCGAATCGCGAATCGCCTTTGCACGCTTGAGGATGAGCCGATCCCGCGCGCTAAGCGCGCCCGCCACGTCGCGGCGCTCGATCTCGTGCTCAACGATAACCGCTTCGTCGTCCTCTATCGGGACAATTTCCGTGCCCATCTGCATACGGTAGCGCACGACACAGCAATGTGCAAGGCCCCCAAGACGATTCTTCGTGGTGCTATGCGTTATGCTAGGGACTGTTTGCGGCACCCGTCACAGTAACCCCCCGTCAGGCGTCCATCGGGGCATGCGCAGCAATATCAACCTCTTATATTCTCCTCAAGTTTCACTGTCATCTACGCAAACAGTTGCGCCAGGTGTACGCCGACAGGGTGGCGTACCTCACCGCGCCGGTTGCGCAAACAGTCCCTATCGGAACACATAGCGTGTGACAGGTGGGTCAACAATTCCGGGAGGTTGGCCCCCGCGCGACCGGAGGGAGCGCACGGGTTCGCACGCCCAGGAACGCCCCGGCCGTGTGCGCGAAGATGGGCATGCTCCCGCGACGCGCCACGTCGCCGGAGGCGATCTCGCGCGTTCGCGAAGATGCGGCAACGAGACCGGCAAGTGCTATCGGCAATTCTGTGGCGTCATCGTGACGAAACCCCTGAAATTGCTAAGGATTCCCACCAGGTGACATCCACACACTATGCGGCGGGGGGCAAAGGGGGCCATGTAGGGTGGCGCACACCAACGCGCATGGCAACACGACCGACGATAGCATGGCAAATGATATGCTATCTGCCTGCGTCATCACGTCGCACGCAGATGCTATGCCTTATGCCTGCGTCATGCGGTCGCACGCGGGGCGTATGCGACTTAGCATATCCGCTGACTTACACCATCTGACATGCGCCAACCTGTGCCATCCCGCGCATCCGAGCGCATGCGCAACGCTACCTCGCACTTGGCATGCACACTCGCATGGCACATCGCATCACGCACTTGGCATGCGCCCGCGCACAGCAACGCAAGGAGCGACGAATGCTATGTGATGTGACCTATCATCTCGCACAATGTGGTGCAATGGTGCCGCACGGTGCAATGGTGACGCCAACAATATCAAGGGTTTAGCCGATAAGCGTCGAGATCATGCCAGAATGCGACATGTCATATTGAACAATTCCGGGCACTTAGCCGATGGCATGGCCGTTGCATCGTATTCCGTACCATGCCGCCGAGAGGAGACCACATGTCATCTGTCATATTGATCGAAGTGACAGAACGCAACTCAGTCTGCATACAGTATGCAGACGGGACTGCCATAGAGGTCTGCGCAGCAGACGCTAAGACAGGCCGCAACGAAGTTCTCAACGGGTTTCCTTG